CCCCCGCCAGGGCGGTTTTTCATTGGATCAACCTGTATCCACTGTTGTTCAGGTAGCGAATGACCTGATGTAGATGGCGCGCCTTGTCTTTCAGGAAGGACGTAACCGGATTACCGTTAGCCTCGACAATAGCAATACCCCATCCTCTTTCAGTCATGCAGATAAATGCAATCCGTCCGTTTGCCGGATTTTCCATCCGCACCTGGGGGTAATCGGCGCACTGGCTGGCCACGATGGCCGCCGTTCCGTGTTTTGCCAGGGCGTGCATGGAAACAACGGCCAGCGCGATGATGATGGCCAGCAGGATGATCGAGTGCGGTGCCAAAGAATTGCGATTAGTCGTCAGAGTCATAGTTGTCATTTTCCATTTCCTCCGCCTTCTTCAGGTTTCGCACTTCGTCTAACACCGCATCCCACACGTCCAGATTTCCGTTGGCCAGCGCCTCGATCCAGTCGGGCAGAAGCCGCCGCTCGTACTCAGCAATCAAGTACATGGCAGCGAACTTTAGTGAACGGTGTGGATACGCATCTTCAAGTGCGTCGCCGATGATTTCAACAATTTCGTCCAGCGTCATTGGTTTTTCCTCCAAGTACACCCATCCACACTGGGTATAGATTTTTCTGTATTCCACTTACCACCTCCGCCGCACGGCAAAATCGGCAAACCGGTCGCGGCGTAAAATCTCCTCAACGCGTTCTTCATCGCCATCTCGCAATGCGCGCCGCAAGTCATACTCAGTACTCCAACTCATCGGCATAATCTTTTCTCCTTTCTACGGTCTTGTCTGCGCGCCTTCCCTTTCGAGTAAGCGCAAAATCGTTTGCAAAGCATGTATCGCAATTGCCAGTCTTCGTATCTTTTCCGTCTCCGTCACCTCCTTTTCCAGCAATGGCTCAATGGCCCGCAAAGCCCGGATGGCTTCTTCTGCGCTTCTATCACGCGCTTCTTTTGCGCCATTTGGCCATTCACGAGGTTTTGTCATGGATTTCCTCGACGATGGCGCGTTTCGTGGCTTCGCGCCGGTGGATGTAGCGGACAATTGAGCCAACGATCATCGGCGTACCGGTGGCAATAAACGCCAGCAGGGTCAGCAGCGCCGCCGGGATACTCAGTATCGCTACGCCAGCCAGTGTTACAGCGACACCGAAAGCCACAATCAGGCTCAGAAAACCCTCCGCGTACCCGCGCCGCTCCAGCCAGGCCACTAGTGCGTTGTAGCCGATGCCGAACAACAACAGCCCAAGCAAGACCGCCGTAATCACGCCGTAATCCAGCCGCATTTCGCATGTCATACGCGCTCCTGTACAATGGCTTCATGGATGGATTTGAGAGATTGTTTCACCTCGGATATGTGCGTAATCGCTTGGTTCAAAGCACTCCTGGCGGCGGTGAAGCCTTCCGGGTCGTGGGTGTATTCGCCATAATCCACCATCTTGCGCGCGGATTCAATGAGGTCTTCAATTGTGTTCAGGGATTGAATAATGGTTGTATTCATCTATTCCCCCTTCTTGACCTCTTCGCTCGCCAGCATTGCATCCGCCACCGAAATTGCCGGATTTGGTTGAGAATAGCGGCGCGCCCATTCCTGGCGGATGAGCCAGATTACTTCTGCGCTTGCTGACCGCATATCTTCTTCAGCCAATTTATTGAGCATGGCCTTTGCTTCTTCATCATTCGTATCAACGTATATAACTGGCATACAACCTCCGTTTCCATTGTGGTAAATTTATTACCATTATATAAAAATCATATAGAATGTCAAGTACTTTTTCCAAAATGGAAGAAACAATTACTACCAATTTGGTTATTGTGACGACTCTCCCCGCTGAAGCGGGGAGCCCTCTCGCGCTTTTCCGGTAGGTGTCGGCCAGCTGGCGCGTGAGCTTGTGCCAGAAGTCGCGGCGCCGATTGGCGATGCGCTCATGCAGTCGGGCAACCTGCGCGGCGGCTTTGCGGCGGCGGGCGCTGCCCCTCTGCCTGCGAGCCGCGATTCTCTCCGTCATCTTCTGTTCAGGTTAGGCAACCGCGCCGGTGTACCAAACGTCCACCCGCACCGGTTCAGACATACATTTGCAATTGAGTACTTGCGGAATGGGGGTGACATATTCACACTCCAGCGCATACTTGGTCATTCATCCCTGGATATGGTACAACGTTATCTGAATATTGCAAAAAGCGATATTCAATCTGCCCACCGTCGCGCTAGTCCGGTGGACAACTGGCGGCTATGATGGCGGCAGCGGCCAGCAACTCTGGTGTAAGCGGTTGGACGTCAAGGATAATGCCGGCGTTGCGGTCTATAATCTCGATTCTCGCGTCGTTATCAATATAGTAAATTTCCATATCCTCACCATGCGATGAAATCAATTCCAGACTCCTGCCATGTTTGTGTTCCGTTCTTAGCAACAAATCCAACCCTGGCTGGTGTCCAGGATATGTACGGTGTTACAGCACCTGGCCGAATGATGCTGTAATGGTCGTACAAAATTACTTCGATTCTCCAGTTCGACCAGGGCGTCCCCCCTACAGCGGCACGAATCGCGTCCGGAAGAAACGGCGACGACGGAATATTTGTTGCCGTTACTGTCGTAACTGACCCTCCGCCAGTTCGATAAAGAATTTTATATAGCAGTGGCGAAACAGCACTTTGCCACTCGACTACGACCTCAATGTAATTGTCATCCGTCCCGTCGTCGAGGCGCAAGCCAGCATATTGCCCATTCTGGTTGGTGGCCAGGTACGGCAAGAAGTAGAAGCCACCACTACTCGTTGTAACGGGCGCACTGCGATAGTAGAACGAACGCTCACCATTGGTAAAGCCAGATGAATAAAGAACTGTAGTATTCTTAATCTCCACCAACGGCGGTGTAACGAATGGACTTCCCGCCCATGTCCAGCCAGAGGACGGCACGGAAGTGAAGTCCTCCCAGTAAGTATTGACAAACGGAATACAACGCGCATCCTGCCCGCGCACTACTCTGCCCTGCGCCATTCCCAGTCGGTTTTCCGCCCCCAGGTCGGCATACGCACTGTACCGGTCGGTGCTGAGCGTACCGCTCGTGATATTCCCCGCATTGAATACCAGATTCTCGCGGCTTTCCAATTCCGCGAGCCTACGCTCGAGATTTGCAATCTTTTGCACCAACTCTTGAATTATATGCTCTCCCATTCCGTAATCACCTCGTATTTCTCAGAAATTTGAACAACGGCTCGTTTACAAATCAAGCTAAAAGTTTCGTTTAGCAAATTCATTGACAGCGTCTTCCCGAATAGGTGTGCTGGAAGGTCATTGGATTGTGTGCGTACAACTCGTGAGGCTTTGCGAAGCTTACTTTTAGCTGCATTTTGTAGTTGCACGGTTGAGCTGATATTGCTCAAATCGTAAAACTGCTCCACCCGTGTAAGCGGGGTGTGATTCAGAGTTTCCAGTACGACAGTACGATTTGAGCCCTCCCCAGTACCCCCTGCATATACTGCATTGACCTCTTCTGAATAGTCGGACACAAGCTCAAAGACATCTTGCAAGAACCCAATGTACTTTTGCGGATTCATGATCTCGCCGTAAAGAGAGCCCTTTCGAACGATAAAAGTAGATTGCCCCAATTCTTGTGTGTCAAACGCCCAAAACATCCTTTCGTTTGAATTGGCCATGATAGAAACGATTTTATCGGCTACATTTCTGACAAGGTCTCTGGAAAAAGAGAGGTTGATACTTGGGAATAAAGAAAAGTCATCCTCAACTGTAATGCCGTTATTCGATAATGAACGAGCCGTTTCTGCATCCCCGCCCAAATTTTCCCGAATTACTTGTTTCAAGATATTATCGGCAGGGCCAGTCTTGGACGCTTGAGCACTGCCTGCTGCATAAGCGACAATTCGGTTGTCCAGAAAAGAACCAAAATCCTGCCCAACAATGGTCGTTCTTTTGCTGTTTTCAATGACTTTTTTGATTAAATAGCAATTGTAGATTTGACCTTCGACCATTACAGTAACAACGCGGTTGGGAATCAAATTCGACAAAAGTCCCTGTGGTACGGTCAATTCCAGCGCCCCAACAGAATTAAGCACGCGGGAAGCCCTCAAAGACAAAATCGGAGTAATGGTCTGATTTTTTGTGGCAACAACTAAATCTGAGATTAATACTACGACCATGCCAGTGCTTCCTCCAGGGTATCAAATTGGAGCGGAATTTTTAAGTAATAATCCGTACCGCTCGGCGGATATTTGAAAATATAGTTTAGCCCCTTTTCCAGTCGAAAGTTTTGACAGGGGTCATATATGGAATCCAGAGATTTTAAGTCTAGCCCTCTTTCAGTGTAAATCTCGCCTGTATTGCAATCCGCATAAAGAGTTTCATTAACAAGATAGGCAGGATCCAATTTTGCTCTTCCACCATTTGTAACATTGCTAATATCAAATCGAATTGGAACTCCATAAACGCTAGAAAATCCTTGGATTCTTGGAGCAATTTTCGCGGGTGAACTAACTTGAATGAATCTTGGTACTTCCAGGAAGTTGCCAGTTGGTAACTTCTCCTTGACTACATAAATTCGACCAAATGCTCTTGTGGCTAGAATTGGGTCAATGTCCCCAAAAACTTTGTAAAAAGATTTTCCGCGAATTTCGTAAATCCCTTTGTAACCAAAAATTACTTCGCGATTCCAAAGTTTGACCGGATCTATCGTTTCTGGTCTAAGAATGTCCGAGGTTGTTGTAAACATGAGTGTCCAGCCGGACCCGTTCCACATATAATAAGAAAGAATCCCACTGTTAAACCAAACCAGATATAAATTATCTTTATACTTGTACACAAGAGATGGATAGCCGTTGATTTGTGGCAAAGGAAAGCTGAATATCTGAGTATCACTCAAGTAACATAATTTTGTGGCAGAAACACCGCCTACCGAAGTATAATTGCCACCAATAATAATCCCATCCTTATAATTGATGACGCAATTCACGTCTCCGTTTGCACCTGCCCCTTCAAATTCTGCAAGAGACGATCCATTCAAAACGACTAGTCTCCGTGCATTTTGCCCACCGGAAGTTTGCGTAAAAGAGCCGAATGCCAGGACGTCCTGCTTGTAAAAACAAAAGCCTTTTGGCACACCATTAAGACCGTCTACATCAAGTTTAGCGACATTGTTAAAACTAAGTCTCCCAATATAATCTCCAACAGAGCCTCCGGCTCTCGTAAAAGTTCCTGCTACATAGCCGTCATTATTCCTTCCAAGGACGATACTTGTTACCTCACCGTTTACGATTCCACTAACTGCACGTACAGTATGGGAAGAGTTCATCGCTCCGATTCTGTTGATGGTAACCCCATTTATAGTGTCGCTGCCATTGATCCCGAAGTAAAGGTCTGAACTGAGCCCAGACCCAAGCGCCACAAAATTCGTGGATTTGCTGGATGGAGTTGCAATCGCTTCAAAAATTGCCGCTCCTGGCGCTGGCTCTGCAATCCGAAAGATTCTGGAATAATCTCCAGCCATGATTTGATTCGATAGCAACGACATCGTGGTCTCGGTCCCGTAGTACCACTTTCCGTAGGAAACAAGTCGAATCTTGACCTCAGACGAAAGGTAATTCGGGATGACTGCCGAACTCTGCGGATGGACGTCAAGGTATACTGTTTTTGAACCTTCCACCACCTTGATCTTGAGTGGTGTTTTCGAGAAGGAAGCCATCGAGAATATGGTGGACAACTCAGACAAAAGATTCTGAACTGTGCTGCCCACGACATGCAGGGTAAGGTCTACCACAATCGGCCGTTGGAATGTGTCCATTAGCCTGTATCGTTTGTCGACGTCTCGGTCTACCTGGTGCTCAATTTCTGGAAAGTTCAACGCTCCGCCCAGGTAATCTGTGACAAACCTGGCTGAAGTTAACCCAGCCTGCGTGAGATTGATTTCCTGCCCATCCGTTGCGATTAAATAGATGTCCATTTATGACCTCATGAACAGAAAGTCCTGGATGATATTTTCGGACGACCTTACACTCTGCACGCTGAGATTGTAGTAATTGTTGACTGTGGTTGCCTGCACTGCCCGGCTGCTCGCTCCAGCAACCGCCAGCTCCAGCTGCGGTGTCATCTTGCGGATACCGCTGACCCAGCCGGCCATCATGTTCCCGGCCACCTGCTGCTCGAATACTCTAGACGGTGACTTGATCCCCAGAAATCCTTTGGCAGCATCCAGCGCTGCTTTCGCCGCGTTTTTAGCCGCATTTGCAATTGCGCTTGCCCCGCTGGTAATGCCCCTTGCAATACCTTCCACGATGTTTCTGCCGACCTGACCCCAGTCAGTGGTACGGAAAAAGTTGACGACCGTGTCAATCAGCGATTTGACTGCCGTCTGAATTGTGCTCCACGCGTTCTGTACGATCTGCACCTGCAGCTTCCAAAGTGCATCCCATGCCTCGCGCAGTTTTGCGCCGAAGATGTACCAGTCTCCCTGAAACGCGGCACGGAAGGCCTGATACACTGCCATGATGATTGGCCACACGGCATTGACGACTGCCTGCACTACTGCCCAGTTCACAGTCCATGCGCTCCTCAGGCTCTCCAGCGCCTGGGGGATGGTAACCGCCAGCCATGCCCTGATGCTTTCAATCACCGGCTGTAACCATGCCACTAGCGCGGCCGTCTTATCACGGACACCGCCGAAGTTTGTCGTCCATGCCTGGTAGAGCAGGTACGCAGCCGCACCCACCAGTGCCATCACGGCCAGTGCCGGTGCAAACGCGGTAATTGCCGCCGTCATCGCCGGGATAATCGTCGAGTAGACGAATACGGCCACCGCAGTGCCCAGCGCGGCCAGTACGCCGACCACGACACCCTCGTTGTCCTGCAGGTATGTGACGACTGTCTTGAACTGCTCGACCGCCTGCGGTATCCATTCGACGACCGTTCCGGCAAATTCAGCCACAGATGCAGCTAAATCTTCTACCGCTGCCTGCACCTCCGGCCGTGCCAGGTATTCAATCGCCATCTCGCCGTACTGCTGCAGTACCGGCAGCAGTGCTGCACCGATCGTCTCCTTGACATCTCCGAGCGCGTTCTTCAACCGGTCCAGCTGCCCGGCAAACGTCTGCCCCGCCGCGACCGCACTGCCGCCAAACTCGGTTTTCAATTCTTCCAGGATGACCTTCTGAGCTTCCGCAACTTGCCCAGTGCGTACCAGCCGCTCAATCAACTGCTCCTGTGCGTCAGTGAGCGACACACCCACCCTGCGCAGTGCACTGACACCCTGGATAGGGTCGTTGAGCGCCTTGCCCACCATGATGGACGCACTTTTCAAGTCCATGCCGAGGGCCTGCGCCATGTCCGCAACCGCCCAGGTCGCATTCGGGAAGACATCCGCACCGATATTGGTAAACGTCAGCAGGATGGACTGTGCCGATACGAGCGCCTCGTCCTCGAAGCGGGTCAGCCGCTGCATCTCGGATGCCAGATTGTTGACCATGTCGGCCGTAACGCCCGCCTTTCCCCCAGTGCTCTCCAGCACGGCACTCAACTGCGCCTGGACTGCCTGAGCGTCCATCGCGGCTTTGGTGCTGGATACCAGACCGTTCGTCAGCGCTGCGAACCCGCCAACCACCGCACCGGCAAGTGCGGTAGTCACCGCACCGCCAATCCGGTTCAGCCCCGTTTCGGCGTCCTTCAGCACGGTTTTCAGCCCGGACACCTTCGGGCTGGCTTTGTCCTCGGCATCCAGGATGATTTTGAGAGTGTAATCAGTACCTTTTGCCATGCTTCTTTTCCTCGTGCTCCCGGACTTTCGCCTCCGCTTTCAGGATTTCCACCGCATTCAGGATGTCAGCGGCGCGTTCACGGCGCAGCTCACTGGGCAGGCAGTGAAACACGTCGCGACACAGTACCAGCTCGACGTACTCGACGGGCGGGCTCTCGCCCATCCACAAATGAGCGATTACCCGCCTCCCAAGTTTGGGTCAATCTCGAACTGCTCCTTGATGCGCTCGACGATTTTCGGCAGCACGTGTACCGGCAGATGGTCTACACCACCTTCTATGATTTCATTCAGCACATCCGCCATCTGCGAAAAAGTCTTTGCTGCTTCGATGCGGCGCATCACACCGAACGTCAGACGGTCAGGATTGATGACAATCTCGATCTCAGCCATTACGCCACCACCGATTTGGTCACCTTCGGAGTCTTGACCGTAAACTCGAACATGACCGGATCGCCGCCGCTCGACTCACCAGTCGGATAGACGGCATTGGTCACGATACCGGCATCGGTTGCGTATTGGAATTTACCGGTCCCGCCGCCCGCCGGCGACCAGCGCACATACAGAGACGTTCCGCCCTCGTACGCGCCGCGCACCGTCTCATAAGCGTCCGATGTGCCTTCGGTATAGAGCGCCTTGACGGTCACCTCGATCGGGTCGCGCTTGCCGGTCGTAATCACCGCAACGTCTGCATTGAGCGGATAGGCCTCGCCCGTCTGACGGTCACCACCGGATACACTGACCGCAGTAGCCGCACCGCTGATGTCCGTCCAGGTTGTGCCGTTCGTGGAGATTTCCACTTTCGTCTTTGCAAATGACATTTCACCAGCCATCATTCATCTCCTTTGTTTTCTTCGAATTCTTCTACAACACCCTGAGCAACGAGTTCAGAAATTTCCTCATCGCTCAGGTGCGACAGGTCAACCACAGCACCAGGCAGGCAGTACTCCTGCAAACCGGTGTGATAAATCAATTCTTTAACCAGGTATCGTTTCATGTTCTTTGTTCTCCTCATCCGCGCACCTCCACCTCTGCCACGACTGCCCAGTACACGTTACCGGCAATCTCCACATTGTCCTGCCGGATCGTCCACTCCGGGCGGGTCAAACCCAAATCCGCTGCTGGCAGCACAGCAGAGAGTGCGTCCATCATCGCAACACTCAGTGAAAACGATTCTGCCGTGCGCGATTGCCCGACCGGCTCGACCACAATCACCACATCCGCCCGCAGCCGCGGCCAGGTTACGGCTGCATCGAATACAATTGGAGCGTCATTGCCCCTGGGCATCTGCACGAACAGCATCGGCAGGTCAGACGCGTTGATGGACGCAGGCGGATACGCCAGTCTGGTGACCACACCGGACACCGGCAGCGCCGCAAGTGCGCTCACGAACTGAGTGTAAGCTGTCATGTGGTCAGCCTCCGGTAGCGGTCGAGTATCAACCGCACGTCCTGCGGCAGACCGCGCGGCACGGTGATGATGCCGGCCTCCGGTAGTGCAGTTGTATCGAAAACCTGCGCATCCCGCTGACGATAATAGTACGCTGCCAGCCTGGTGCAGGCGTGCGCGATGTCATCAGGTGCGGCCGCGCTGTATCCCCACTGCCCGGTTACCTCAATCCGATTTCGGCCACCGGTATGATAGGCGAAAATGTCAGCGGCAATCGCATGATAAGGACCGCCCAACTCACCCAACAGCGTCATTATGCTTGTGTCCGCGTTCTCGCCGTTGATTTTGACCGCCGTCAGGGTCAGCAGGTCGTCCTGCAGCCATAATGTATCGTTCAGGATGTCCGCACCGGTATGCAACACCGTGCCCGTCACCGCCTCGAAACGGCGGTTGGTGTATGCGTCAATGAATGATGCAGCCGCGTTGACCAGCGCAGCCAGCACTGTGTCATCCGCCGCGGTGGTGATGCCGAGATAAGCCTTGACATTGCTAACGATCGTATAAGCCATTGCTGCTCCGTCTGGTCAGGGGGGCGGAACGAGGAGGGCGCCCCACCCCCCTGTGCCATGCTCAGTTTAGGTGGCGGCCAGCTTCAGCGCTTTGAAGGCGTTCGAAAGCATGATGCGTCCGTCGAAGCGCATGTGAGCCACGAAGCCCACGTTACCCTCTTCCGCGTAGCGCTCATCCAGCCGCTGCACGGACATGTCGCGCCGCACACCGATCCAGTAGTAGCGCGGGTCGAACACCACGCCAACGATGCCGTCGGCAGTCCCAATCGCAGCCAGCTTATTGTTGGTGATGACCGGCAAACCCAACAGACGGTCGGGCTGCCCTTCGGCAAGACCGGGCTGCCAGAGATACTGATTGGTGGTGTCTTTGAGCTTGCGGATGGTCAGCGCAGCACTATCGGACAGCATCACGACTGCGTTCTGGCGGTGCAGGTAATCGAGTGAGTAAATCCACTCGATGACCTCGTCAGCGGTGATGGCGTTCTTGCTGGCAGTAGTCTTGCCGACCGCAGCGTTGACGATGCCCTGCGGCTGGTTCGTGCCTGTGCCGTTGGTAAAAGCGTCGTTTTCCGCATCCGCAAACGCCTGGGCGTAGTCAATCGCCAGCACCTCACGCCAGATGTCGTAGTTGCTGTCCTGCAGCAGCTCGATGCTGACTTTTGTCAGCTTGGTGTAGCGGTAGGCGGTGAAGGTAACATTGGTGGCGGTTGGCTCGGTGGCAGTAGCGGCAGTGCCTTCCGAAGTCAGTGCAGCCGCGGTTGAATAACTGAAGCCCGGCACTTTGACGATTTTGGAAGGCATGTTGAACACACGTCCGCCCGCCTTGCGCAGCAATGACCGCTCGGCCAGTGAAATCACCAGGTCGTCGAACAGCTCGGTCGGCACGAAGTAGCCGCCCTCACCATCCGGCGAGGTGCGCAGCTTCACGGCCTGGCCGCTGGAAAGGTAATTTTTGAAGTTTTTGATATAGTCGGGCTTGTCCTCGGCCGGATTGGCAACGCCAACCGCTTTGACCGGAATACGCTCGACCATCTTTTCAGCCAGCTTTTCAGCCAGCACGTCATAGTTGATGTTCTCGTCCATCGTTTCTTCTCCATTTTCGGTAGGATTTTCGGTTTGGTTGGATACTTCTTCGTCCCGCTTCTCTTCGTCCGTTTCTACCGCGGACGCTCGCTCGTCCGCCTCCGGCAGGATGGACTTGATAGCAGGGACTTCCTCGACCAGCGCCCGCAGAGCCTGCACGCCGAGCGTGCGCGGCTCTGCGGGGGTTGGCGTAAGGCTAAACTCAGCAATCGGCCACGACTTTATGACGCGTCCATCGCGCTCCACAAGATGACCAACTGCACCGCTCGACCAGCCCAGCTTGCTCTGCTGTGCCAGCTCGCGGATGGCCTCGATGTACTTGCGGTACTGCTCATGCGCGTCCAGCTGCGCCTCGATCCACAAGCCAATATCGTCGGACACGACCTTGACGACCCGCCCAAGCACGGTTTTGCCGAGCTGGCCGTCGAAACCGTGCTGATACAGCACCGGCGGGTGCGGCGTGATGCGGTCTAACCAAAAGTCTGTTTCCGGTAAGAACGTGTCGCCGTCCAGGTCTACACCACCCCAGATGACGCCGTAACCGGCTACAATGGTGCTGCCGTCCTCGGCGCTCTTGACGGTGACCGCCTTGGGACGCTGCAGTCCGGCAATCTCCCACAGGTAAGGCGGAATGCCGCCGTCCTCCACACCCTGCTCGCGGTACAGCTCGATGAGTTTGCGGGCAGCCTTGCGGCGCTCGTCAGGCGGCAGCTCGACACGCTGCCCCCGAAAGCCAGGGCCGAGCGCGGCCGCAGCACGCCCTAACTGCGCCACGGTTATCTTGCCAGGCTCTTCTTCGATGCGCAGTTTCCAGGTGGAGGGGCTTTCCGGGTCAGGAACGTAAAGGTACGCTCCGGCTGTGTATTCCCGGCCATCCTCTGTCTTTGTAATCACTTTCAACTCCTCTTCGCTCATGTGTCACCTCGCAAATGTCTTGTCAATCACGCGCAGGATGTTGTCCTGTAGTGCACCGCTCTCGATTACCCGCTGCACGGCCTGCTCATCGGTCGTCCAGCCGGTATCGGCGTGGAAAGGCTGCTGCGCCTGGGCGCTCTGCACATACGGCGCGTACGTTGCCCGTGTGCCAACCAGCACCCTGCCCGCATCCCTGGCCACTGCCCAGGATGCCTGCAGCCGCTGGCTCATCGGGTCGGTCGTGCGCTGGTACGCGCCCAAACCCTTGCGCAGCACGAACAGCACGTAAAAGCGCTGCTTACGCGATGCCCAGCGCAGCGGATAGCGCGGCGGACGCGGATACCGCACCAGATGGCTGCGGATTTCCTCGCCTGCCGCGACCAGGGCAGGATTGACGGTGTCCATCACCGCCGGACGGGTGGCGAAACGGTCAAGTGCTCTGGTCAGTTTGTCCAGTCCGTCTATCCTCATCGCTCCCTCCGCAGACTGATGGTGCAGCGGCAGTTGACATGAGCAGGCGGCCCTGCCTGCAAATCAGACGGCCATCTATTCTCAGGCTCACCGTCCATGGGACCACAAATCGAGCAAACGCGGTCGTCGTCGTTGTTGGTGTTCCAGACGCGCGCCATCCGAATGCCAAGGTCATCAAGCATCTGCTGGTAGGTGTTGGTCGCCTCTGCATATGCCCTGGTTACCTCGGTCGTGGCAATCATCCCGGCTCGTACATCGCCGAATGCCGGTTGAAGTATTGCCAGCAGGTCATCGCGCGTCATGCCCGGCGTGGCTACAAACCGCTCGACAGCGCCACGCACGACATCGCGAGTCGTGTCGGTCAGTTTGGACACCAGGTCGTAGGTATAACTGCCAGCCCATTCCAGCGCACGCTGGTTGATGACGGCCGGCTCGTAAACGACGATCGTGTCAAGCGAGTTGGCCACAATTCGCCGGTAGACAATATCGGTCAGGATGCGCGACAGCGTGCCGGACAGCGCACTGCGCATCTCGTCAATCAGGGCATCCGCGGCCTCCCCAGCCGCAACCGCCGCTGCCACGCGAGGATGGTACTCGCTCAGTATGCGTTTGACCTCGCGCTGCATCCGGTTGATGTCCTGCTCGATCTCGTCCTCGATGGACTTGAGCGGGAATGGGTCATGACCGCCGGATACTGCCAGATTGACCAGCGCAGCCAGATGCTGCGGCAAAATCTCGCTCTTGAATGTGCGCTTCGGGTCTTTGCGCGCCACCTCACGCCACTGGCGCAGCTCGGCCAGCCGCGCTTTCTGCACTGCCAGCTCGGTTGTATCATCCGGCGTTTCAGGCACATACTCTTCAAGCCCAAGCCACTGCCGCGCCTCGTTGACGGTCATGATGCCGGCGCCGACCAGATTGACGATTGCGGTCGCCTTGTCCGTCTCGTCGTCCTGGAAAACCTCCAGCCGCTCAGGGTGGAATTGCAGCGACAAACCGAGTTTGTCCAGCAGCTGGCGGTTGATTTCGCTCTCGATGAGTTGACACTCTGGCAGCACGGTCTCGGAGTAAAACGACTTGCGATGCTCAACGGCGGTCGCATAATTGGCCGCGTCCTCTAACATGGTCTGCGGAACGCCCAGCGCCGTACAAATCTGATTGCGCACCTCGCCAAACAGCGTCTCGATTTCCATCTGGTCAAGTGGATAACCAACCTGAACTGGTTTCACGGACGCGCGCACCGCCGCAGCGTTGAACGCGTTGCGCACGCCGGACAGCATCCGCCGCCACCACGCCTCAAGACGCTTGAGGTCGGTATCCGGCGGATTGCCCTCGACGGTCAACAAAGTTGCGCCGATTGCGCCGCGCTCGAAGAACATGCTGATGAAACGGTTGGCATTGTAGGCAATCCCGGCGGCATCCAGTGCTGCCTTGACCGGCGACACGCCGGGCTCGACCTCGGCATGTGGATTGCCGCGCCAGAAATAGACCACATCGTCCAGAGTCAAAGCAATGGACTGACCGCCGAGATTGCGCTCGAAGCCAGTCAAACCGCTGGTACTGTCCACGCGCGGTCTGATGGTCTGCGGCGCAAGCCAGCGCAAACCCAGCACGCGGCGGGCGCTGCGCTCGACGAACAGATAGGCATAACCGTAGATCGTTAGTGCCGCCTCGATATTGTGCAGCAGACTGGCGAAATTTGGAAATGGGTCCACGACCTTACCGGAGCGGTCGGTAATCTCGTACGGCACGGAAGCAACCGCACCGGCGCGAAGGTCTACCGCGCGGTACAGCCAGGGTACAGCACTGACCAGTACACGTTCCGACTGACGCGTGTACTCCTCGACGCCGAACAGCGCGTCCAGTTCGCTCATCTTGAGGTTGTTGTCAATCGTCAATATCTTCATCGCTGTACCACGCAAAGATAGATTTTGAGTTTCCAAGTGCGGCAAATGCACCGCTCACCGCGTCCACGATGTCGTCATGCTCGGCCTCTGGGAAAGCGCAGACCTCATCCAGCCAGGCAGCATTCCACGCACCGCGCAGCAGTTTGACCTTGCCCTGCTCCGCTCTGGCCAGCCAGGCGTTGGCGCGGGTGATTTTGTCGCCGGTTGGAGTGATACCGCGGACGGCGATACCGGACAACGCAGGTTCGGCAAGCAGCAAATCAAGCAAACCTTTCTGCACCCCAGCGGTCTCGACGGACTGCGGAACGTCTGCGCCGTCCGCCAGTGCCGTCTGGGTAATGGTGCGCAGCAACGCGGGCCACTCCAGCCGCTCGTGTATCAGGTCGAGGATATAGGCGTTCCCGTCCGCGTCCAACCCAATCTTGCAGCCGGCCGAATAGTCGCCGGTCGTCTTCTGGGTGGCGGCCAGGTCCCAATGCCTGACCTGTACCGTAAGCGGCGGATGTCGGTCAACGACCTCGAACCACTCACGGCGGAACATCGCGCCGGACAGCTGCACGAACTCGGCAAGATACTCCTGCCGGAAGATAAGGGCGGGGAGCGAACGGCGCGCCGATTCGATTTCTGCCGCATCCAGGAACGGATTGGCAGATGACGGCAATTGCCACGACTGCCAGTCATCATCCCGGCTGGCATTGGAAAACAAATCGTAAAAGTGGTTGAAACCGCGCGGAGTCGAGATGAACACCGCCCGGCCTTTGCGGTCGGTCAGTGACGGACGCAGCTCCTGCTCCCAAATACGGTCGAAATCGCGGACGTAGGCGCACTCGTCCACGATGAGCAGGCTGACGCCTTCACCGCGCAAACCGCCTTCGCTGTCAGCGGAATACACTGCAATCCAGCCGCCGTTGGGGTACACGATGCGCCGTTCGCCGCGCCGAAGCGTCATCAGCGGTATCTGCCGTCCAACCTCCTCGAACAACCGCCAGCCAATCATGGCTTTGTCGAATGACGGCGCGACCCACATCACCGCTCCGCCGGAAAGCATCTCTGCAACCGCCATCAGTACGGCAAGACGGGTCTTGCCGAAACGGCGGCCGCAGCAGACCACCTTGAAACGCGCAGGGCTGTGGACGATGTCCGCCTGCGAACGGTGCAGCGGCGGGAGGGTTATATCAATCGCGATTGGTTTCGCCGTCATCGTAAGTCCTCCACTGCACGTTGACCGCAATCGGCTGCCCGCCGCTGGTCACGTCCACGTTATCGCCGAATTTTGCACGGCGGCGGCGGGTAAGCCACCAGCGCGCAGCGTTCTCGTCGCCGTCTTCGATTTTGGTGATGATGGTGTACTCTGCCATATCGTTGACGGTTTCCTCTTCGGCGCGCAGCATTTCGACAAGCTCCGGGTCGGCGGCAATAAAATCGCGCGTCCGCAGCCAGGAGTATCCAGCCCGGCGGGCGATGACGGAAATAACGCCGCCGCTGCCGGGGATGGCGTTCTTGATACGGTTGCGGGAGATGCGCGGGCGTGTCATATTACCTAATCGTCCCTAATAGCACTTGACCGTCGTAAACCAATGCAGACCATCCGGCGCTGTGCTTTACCCACACGCGGGATGGGCTTTCGACATGGATGGCCTCGACGGTGATGATTGCACCCTGCACCAATTGTCCGATGCGAGCGGCGGTCGCGGTGGGTGCTTGCCGGATATTGAGCACCGGAGCGGCGACCTGCAAGCGCACTGCGATGACCGGCTGCGGCGGATTTGGCCGCTCTGCAGGTTTGCCGTAACGGTTGAGCAGGTCTTGCGCCGTGCCGTTGAAATAGTTGAGGTCAATTTGCTTGCTCTGTACCCCATAGAGCGCACCGTCACCGCGCTCGGTGAACTGCCAGAACTCGATTGAGCGGAACGGCCGCGGCGGTATCAAGTCGGTAATCATAATGGGTAAGTTTGTGTAGTAAGCAAACCAAAGCGGCACGTCCACCCAAAAGCGGTCGTCACTGCCGTACTCATTCCAGTAGCCGCGTGACGTGTACAGCATTACGCGGGTAGACGTGTAACGCTCGACTTCCATCACGAACGCTTTGGCTTCGGCAACGGCTTTTTCGCGTGCCGGCGCACTGGTACGGCATTCGTAATCCAAAACTGGCGGCAAGTCTGGCGGATAAGCACGGACAAGGTCGGCAAAATAAAGGGCTTGCTCTACGGCCGGCTTAGTCCAGTCAAGAAAGTGATACATCCCAACCAGAAGCAGCGTCTGGCGGGCAGCATTGTAGTTTTGGATGAACCGCCGGTCTGTCCAGGTTGCCTGGGATGCTTTGAGGAACACGAAGCGCGCACCGGCAGCGTACATTTTGGCGAAATCAATATCGCCCTGCCAGTGGCTCACATCGCATCCCAGAGCGTACCCGGTCATTTGATTACTCCCAAAATCTGCGTCACTAGCCAAATAAGCACTGTACTGCCTGAAATCCCGCTCATGGCATCAACCACCTTGAGACGATCCATGTAATGATCACCCCGCCTACCACAACAGCTACCCACGTGGCAATCTTGATGGGTTGTTTCAAACTTTCAATTGAAAGCAAAATCGTATTGATTGCCGTCTCTACAGTTTGTATTCTCGCATCGTGCTCATCAATCTTCCTCCACGCCGCATCCACCCGGGCAATGATGACCGGATGACTGCCCGCATCAGATTGCTCCAATGCACGCACACGTTGATCGATTTGCGACAAGATGTTTTTGATTTCCCCAATATCCTCGCTCATGCGTTGCAACCTGGTCGATATCTCCACAATTTGACGCTGCAATGCCGTATTCGAGACACGATCATTTGCATTCATGCTAGTTACCCCAATGGCTGCTTGGGCGGAAAGTAGGTGCTGATAATCTGATGGATATACCCTGCACCCATCCCAATTGCAATACCAGTTACTGTCATGCCAAATGGCGTAATATTTACCGGCGCTTCCATAAACCTGCTGGCCAAGTAAATCACATCGAACTGATAAACCCATGCACCAGCAATGCCGGCCGCCACCGCCACGTAGATCAAAGCCCATTTGTAAGGCAGCAAAGCAGGAACATGATCAACGATGCGCCCGAAGAGGGCTTCCACCAATGTTTCTATTAGAAACGCCAACAGCAAAATCGTTCCCAGCGTTCCCAGAATTTCACCAAACATGTTCACCTCCCAAAAAACAAAAACCGGAGCTTTGTCCAGACGTGATAATCACGTCCAAACAAAGCCCCGGCTGATCGAGTCAGCTCCCGACGAGCTATTTATATTATATACAAAACTGACAGATTTGCAACAAATTTATGACGAGCGTTTTCTGCGTAAATCTTCTGAAAATCGCACATCAATATAAACGATCTCGCCATTTTTGATAATCAAGCTCACTTCACCATGCTTGTGCGCCTTGACCGCCTTGATCCGCTGAGCCAGTTTGAGCAAACGATCAAGGTCAATGACGTCAAGCACTTCGGAAATTTTTTCTTTATCATCCATCGAAAGCAGTATTTATCTTCTCTCCGCCGGTCTTACAATGTTCAAACAAAGCGCTTTAAATATTCCTGCTTCTGTGCCATCATCCACGCGTTCATCGCCACGATAAATCCCGTACCCAGCCCGATATTGAAAGCCCAATTGCCTTGCCCGAATGGCCAAATTTTTATTGAATTCGGCGCTTCCTGTGCGCAATTGCCATAACGCTTCGAAGTTCGACCCGTCCTGCTCGCAAATATATAATTCCACAGGAATCTCGCCGTATTGGAAATTGAGTTTGCGCGGATATTCTTTCGGATTGAATGTCCCCCATCCCTTTTCATCGAAAAGTTGCAGCAGCCGGCGGGGATAAATATTTACAATGCATTCGCCTTGTCCAAATAATCCGATCTGCTCAATATGCAGCGTTTCAACAATTGGCCAGATGACGATGTCTATGTCGTGAACTTTATTGCATTCCCGGCGGATGCTGCCGGCGATTTCTACCCGATGGCACACAGTCCGCAGGTGGTCAGCAATCTCGTTCGCTGCATCTAGTGCATCCTTCAAAGCAAATTCTTGTTTCATGCTTCCTCCGTTTCCACAGAAACGCTCAGCAACCGCTCTTCCGGCAGGCCGATCTCTCTGGCCAGCCCCAGCGCATATTTTTTCGTTGCCTCAACGCCCTGCATGCGCACATTGCCAATAACACTTTGCAGCAAATACCAACCAAGCCGCGTCATCACTTCACGCCGGTAATTTTCGTCACCCGGCTTTACACCCAGACGGATGGCGCGGACCAGAAATTCAATCGAGCCGGTATTCCACTTGCCGAAGAGATAATCAGCAAAGATCGGAGCAATCTGATTGATATACTCGTCCGATTCCTCTAAATTGCGGATTTGCCGCTCCTGTTCCTGTACCCATCTCTCGTCATCTTCCCGGATGGACTCCAGTTCTGCTGCGCGTTGGATTACCGCCGGGTCAACCGTTATGATCTGCACCACCGGCGACCCGGTATTGGTGTTATAGGCATTTCCTGCGGCATATCCTCTTAATCGCAAATGCGGTGATTTCTCCTGGATGGCACTTTTGAAATAATCACCCGTTTCACCCCACGAAACGTACTGAATAAATTGATTTCCATCCTCGATCGGATCGTAAATCGAGATACCCGTTTCCGTGGAAACGCGCTCCAGTTCCAGTTCGATCCATCGGGCTTTCTTGCGCTCATAACAGACCTTACGCCCGCAAAACCCCTCACCGGCGATGGTCAGGTAGAACGGACATTTATCGCACGGCGGCGGATTCTTCAAATGACTGAATACCTCTATTGCCTCCGGTAGTTCCTCGGCCAGCCGATTGGACAAAACAGCGTTGATTCCCTCTGCCTTAGCCGAAGCCAGCAGGTAGATTTGTTCGAGATCAAGCGTTTTTGTCTCTTCGACGTTATAAAAAATGCTCTGATAAGTCAGGGTGATTTCTGCCGGCCCGTGGTAGCACTTCTTGAAATCGCTGAAGGTAACCTGGTAGTTGATTTCGCCAGTTTCCCAGTCCAGTGAGAACAGATCATTTGCCTTTCCGTTATTCTGCCAGTAAGTATATAGTCGCTGGATGTGCTTCTCTCCGCTGATTACCGCACGGATGGTGTTGTCCACTTGCTCCGGTTTGTCGTAGCGATTTGCGGCAATCTTATCGGCTAAATATTCGATGCGCTCGGCCGGCAGTATCTTCTGCACGCTCAGCAGCCGGCGCGCAA